AAGATTTCCTGCTTAAAGTCATCTTCGGTAAATTCGTCAAATAGGAAATTGCAGAATACGATACGAGGTGCATCGTATACGATATTTAGTGGCGTACCGAAATAGGCAACCTCTACCTCAAGCCCCTTCTTATTGAACTCCGCAACGGTCGGAGCGAAGGCATCATCAACCCAAATCATATCACTTGTCTCCCCGCCGCATCTCTGCTTCGGGCAACCATTTGAAACGTCCAAATCGTTATCATAAATCTCAGAACAAGCTCGACAAATATAAGACATAATATATCCTTTCCCTACATTTCAACGATAAAAAACTCTGTGTGCGAGCCGACATCCATCCACCTTCTATTTGGATTGTCTTTATCTACCCAGCGTCGTGCATAATAAATCTTGAAATTTCTGTCATCGCAAAACTTTTTAACAATGTTGTACGCACCCTCGTCATCGTATGCTTCACCGATAAGCAGCTCTTTGCCCATGCTATTCCTGAAATATACCTTCATCATCGCTCCCTTGTATTCGAAGTGACATCTGTCAATCATTTCCCAATCATTTTTAGATATGCCATATGCGCCCTATCATCATATTCAATCCTGTTTATAAATAATCTCTTGTATACGTCATTGCTTGCATCACATGGACTATCCTTTGGGTCAAACATGTCTCGTTCATCTTTTGGCACATATATAAACGAAACTTTTCTTAATCCATAAAACTTATCGCATATGCTCATAACCTCTTCGATTGGCACATCCAAATCAAGACATACTATCACCTCTCTTATGTGAAGGGACATTATGATTCTGCGCTGCTCCTCGCTCATCGTCTTTCCCTGTAAGGCAACAAGCGTACCATCGGATTCTGGCTTTACGTTTGCATCTTCATTTACTTTCGCTTTTGAATATCTCTTTAGAACCGACTTCTCGCTTTCAACTATAACGACATATCCAGCCTTCTCTATGGTCTCCTTGTTTTCCCATAACCCATATAGGTTCAATCGTTTCTGATAGGTTGGCGTAATAAAATATTTTGGTATTCCAAGTTCCTGCCAGTTGTCTATCATAGTTCTTTGGTTCACCCCAACGAGTTCACCAGTTGCCCAATGTCTAATTGGTATGACCATTCTCCTATGCCTATAAGAATAACAAAGACCAAACTTTTCCCTAGCCCATGGCATTATCCCCTCTCTGAACCAATTGATGTGTAGCAATTGAGCATAGTCGGTCAATGACTCTTCTTCGATTGCTCTCAACTCTTCATCACTTGGTTCATAATATCGATTTCCGTCAGCTATTCTTTTGAATACAGCGAGAAGCTCGTCTTTTGCACTGTGTGCATCTTGTCTTTGTTGCTTTGTGCATACAGAAAATTCTAGACTT